TGGTCCGAGTGGCGAGACTTGAACTCACGGCCTCTTGACCCCCAGTCACCGAAAAACGACGGAATATCAACGGGAAATCGTTCGATGGGGGTAACGAGGGGGTAACAGAAAAACTATATCGCATCGGTGATTTTTCGAAGGTCTGTCAGGTTGACATCCTGATAATACCGCAGCATTTCGGGGCTTGCGTGACCGATCAGCTCGAGTTTGTCCTTGTCCGATGCCTGAATGTTTTTCATCAGCGTCGCGAACGTATGACGGCATGTATGGGGGGAATACTTGTGCCGCTTGTTTTCGATTGGATTGTCAATGCCGATTGCCTTTAATGTGGGATAGAAAACCTCGTCGCGGAAATAGTCATACCTGAACGCTTTTCCTTCTTCGTTACAGAACAGCGCGCCGGATATCTTATCTTTCGACAGCCGGTCTATGATGGGCTGAATCTTGGGGGATATCGTGACGGTTCTATTCTTGCCCGCTTCAGTCTTGATACCAGCTCGAAGCACCTTTTCTTTCTTGTCGTAGTTATCAATCGACAGGCCGAGAAATTCTGTAGGGCGGAAGCCGAGGTAACACATGCAGTAGATATAGTCGGCGTATGGAATCACGCCGCAGGCCTCTTTTATCTTTTTGATCTGGTCGGCATCAAAACTCGCGCGCGGCGCGGCGTTTTCACCGGTGACGGTGAGATACGGGGCCATACTCATAGGGGCGTATCCGCGCGGAACGGCGTACTTATAGATCAGGCTGCACACGGTGCGCATGTTCTTCTTTGTCTGTTTGGCGCGCGGGCAGTCATCAATGCATTCTTGGATGTCATCAATCTCGACCGCGGCCAGTTTCATAAATTCGATCGATGCAAAATACTTTTCGGCAGCGGCATAGCAATTCAGCGTGGACTTGTCGGCTCGGTGCGTCGGGAACCATAATTCGTATGCCTTGCGCCAAGTGATATCCTTTTCACGGGGCTTTTGCGTCCGCAGCATAGGGATATATTCTAAGGCTTCTCGTTTTGTGCGGAAGCCGCATTTTTTTGCCTTCACGCGGGTCAGCTTGCCGTCCTCTTCGCGGTAGCCTTTGGTGATTTCGGCTACCCATGAAGAGCCGCGCTTATAGACTGTGCCTGTCCCGTTGCCGCGTTTTGTGGCTTTTCGGTCGACAGATGCTTGCTTTTTTCCGCATATAGGACAAAACAGCGCGCCATCCGGCAGCGCTGCTTTACATTTGATGCAATTCGCCATGTCAGCCCCTCCAAAATCCATAGTCGACGCAGTGCATATCGATATACAAACCCCATGCAGCCAGCAACACCACCATGATAAACAGAATTAAAATCACGCCGTTTCGGATACGGACGCCGCGCCGCATGATCTCAATGGTATCAGCCTTTGCGTCAACATGGCGTTCCAACTCATCATTGCGCGCCTGCAAAGTTTCCTCGGTCGGCGTCAAGTGTTCGGAAATTCCGAATATTTCATCAAGGGATATGCCGAGCACCTTGCAGATCGGCGCGACGGTATAAATGGACGGGGCTTTCGACAGCTTGGAAAAGAAGTTCTGGACGGTGGACAGCGGCACGCCGGAAGCGTCGGAAATGTCCTGATAGGTCAGTTTCAGTTCTTCTTTACGGATTCTACACAGCTCTTGAATGTTCATTTATATCACCTTAACTTTTCCGGTTTTCGTACTTTTGGGGTGCCAAAAGTGGGTCTGTCGAACGCGGTCGAATGCCGTCGTGTTGCAAGGTCTTGGTATTGAAGTGGTAAGGTAAAGCGCGATATGGTCAAAACAAGCAGCGGCGACCGCTCCCCGCTGCTGCCGAAAAGCCCTCGCCGGTGTTGCAGAGGCGGCGAGGGCTTTTACTTAAATATCCGGGAAAGAATCTTTTGGCACTATATCAGTGCTCATATTCCCGTTGGATACTTTATAGAGAGTAAGCGTCCAACCGTAAACCATCTCGTCATCTGCGGTAAATTCAAACATTTCGTTGCATTTGAAGTACTCGGTGTTTTCACCAAACTTATATTCTTTCCCGTACCAGTCCGAACCATACGCATAATAGATTTCGTATGTCCCGAGAGGAACATCTACTTCGGCACTTTTTGCCGACACGAGGAAAGACATCGCTCCGTTAGATATTGCCTCTCTGTCGATTGGGTTTAGCACGATATAGAAATTTGAGCCGCCGGCGGTTTGTACTGTCAAAGGTGCGACCTGATCGCCAGACGGATATGTGACAATCTGTCCGTTTTGAATGGGCACAGGCTGCAATGGAACGAGCCTGCCGCCCCCGCCGCCAGTTGTTTCAGTTGTTGACTTTATTGGTGGGGTGTCATTCATGTCAGATTCTTTCAAAGGGACATCTTTTTCGATTGAAATCCAGATGACCCCGCAGATGACGAGCGCGAAGCACAATGGTTTCAATGCTGCCAGCAGAAGATCAACTTCCGGAGAGCGCCGCTTCCTATTTGGCTGCTTCTGCCTGTTTCGCTTGGCTTCGTTTTCTAAAACCATTTGACGATAGACGCGGTATTGCTCGACGGTCATTCCCATCATGAACGCGTCGTATTCTTCTTGCGTCATTTGAGTTAGGCCGGGAGATTCGTCAAATTCATCAACTGTTGGTTCAACGGGATAATCATGGATATCGCGTGAGGCGGATTCCGGCTCAACCTGCGTCGAGGTTTCTGATACCGCCTCATCAGGGGCAGGCTGCTTTGACTTAGAGGACACCGCCTTAATGACTTTCTTTACTTTGCGGTGCTGGTAGTGCGCTTGCTTTTCAAAGTAATTCGGGTCGGTATACAATCCCATGCACAAGACCTCCTAAAACCATTCCGCCGTGGTGAAATGAACCTCGGCGCGGTATATGATAAGTGAAACTATTTACATACGGAGGATACATAGATGAAAGACATCGACAGCGAAATCTTACAGGCGTTCCGCGATCTCAGCGATGAACAGAAACGTATCATTCTTGATTCTTTAGCGCCTGCAACTGTGCCAGCAGCATCTTCTTTTGATCGTCCGTAAGTGTGCGGACATATTCCATTAACTGAGATTCCATCGGGGAAAGGCCGACGTCCTTCGGGGCGGCGGCTTCTTTTTCTGCGCAGTCGTCCCCTATTAGATCGGCAACAGTCACGTGGAAATAGTTTGCCAATTTTTCCCGAGTAGTATCATTTGGCATTTTCCCTTTTTTCCATCCGGTCGCAGCAGCATTTGAAAGGCCGATTGCTTTGGCTACACCTGATGGGTTCAGACCGTTTTTAGTGCAGAGGGATACGAAATTTTTGTAAAAAGTAGTTAATTCCATAGGACGTTTTTGAACAGATCGACGAAGATAGAAAAGTTAACAATTTTGCCTTGACTTCTAACTATTCTAACCGTATAATTTGGACGTGGAGTTGAAAAAGGGAACATAAAACCAGACCCCGACGATTCATTCGTCCGTGTCAAGCTCTTATGTGGTTCGGCTATCTGCATAATAGCACGGTTAGTTAACTTATGCAACCCCAAATTTGACTGCGGCAGGAAAAGGAAGCCGCCCCGATGCGTGAGCATCAAGGCGGCTGCGGGGCAAAAATGTGCGAGTAGCTTCATCTTTTCTCCTGTTAGCTGACCTACTTTCGCCGGTTAGCTAAGGCGATGGCGGCAAGAGAACGAACGTCCTTGTCCTCGTGATGCATCAACTTGCCAGCAAGCGACGCGAGCTCGGACGAAGTATGTGCTGCGTTTCTCATGCGATCACCCCCTTTTATGGAGATAACCCCGCGAAAGCAGTATAGCAAACTTCCCTGCCGCAGTCAACAAAATTAACAGAATGAAAAGGGAGGAATGGCTTTGCTTGAAGCATGGACTGGCCGTGCAGTCGGAAAGATGCACACCAACCGCATTTCGTTTGAAGAAGTCGCGGCTGAGATGGGCGTGACAAGAGCCTATATCAGCATGATCTTGAACGGAAGGCGCAAGCCGCCCGATGCGCGAAAGCGAGTGGAGGGCGCAATCGACGCGATCATTGAACGGCGCGCCGAGGATAAGGAGGACGCATGAACGAGCTAATCAAGATCACTTACAACAATGACCGCCCTGCGGTCTCTGCGCGAGACCTGCACGACTTTCTCGAAGTGAAGACGGCTTATAAAGACTGGTTCCCGAGAATGTGCGAGTACGGGTTCACCGAGGGCGAAGACTTCTGCTCATTTTTGAGCGAAAGTACCGGGGGGCGCCCTGCACAGGACGCGGTTCTCACCATCGACATGGCGAAAGAGCTTTGCATGATCCAGCGCAATGAAAAGGGCAAGCAGGCCCGCCAGTATTTTCTTCAAATCGAAAAGGACTGGAACAGCCCGGAGAAAGTCATGGCTCGCGCGCTGCAAATCGCAGGGGACAAGCTCAAGCGGCTTGAAAGCAAGGTCGAGGCCGACGCGCCGAAGGTGCTTTTTGCCGATGCGGTCAGCGCAAGCAAGACTTCGATCCTCGTCGGCGAGCTGGCGAAGCTGCTGAAACAAAACGGCGTTGACATCGGGCAGCACCGACTGTTCCGTTGGATGCGCGAAAACGGCTATCTGATTCGCCGGAACGGCACGGACTTCAATATGCCAACACAAAAATCAATGGACTTGGGGCTTTTCACCGTTAAGGAAACGGCAATCACCCATTCTGACGGTACGGTGACGGTGAGCAAGACCGCGAAAGTCACCGGCAAAGGCCAGCAGTATTTCATCCAGAAGTTTCTTGGAGAGGAAGGAACACGCAAATGAGCATAAATGAGTTTGCCGGTAAAGTCGATTCCATAGGGTGTGATCTTTCTGGTGTGACCGACACACTGTCCCTCTGCATCGCAGGGGCAATTCAAGAAGGCGAACTCTCTGAGACCGGAGACTGCCGGTTTTACGGGGCACTGATTCAGATTGAAATGGCGTTACGGCGCGTGGAAGAGGAATTGTTCTGTGAAGCTCAAGCGGCATTGGACAGCAAGGAGGAACGCACATGACGGTGGAAGAAATGCTTGCATCGGACAAGCCGGTGCTGACACCGGCGGATATCGCGCCGGTACTCGGGCGGAAGCCCTATTCGATCAGCATTGCGGCGAAAGACCACCCCGAACAGCTCGGATTTCCGGTCAGCCGCATCGGAACGATCACGGTCATCCCGCGGCTTTCGTTCTTGAAATTTCTTGGATATGAGGTGGGGGCATGATCGACACGTTATTTTTCGGCGGTATCGCCGCTGCGGTGATCGCGCTCAACGGCTGCGACTTTACGACGAGCCTTGCCGTCATCGGCGCGTGTGCGGTGTGCAAGGTGCTGTATGATCTGCTGCCCTACATCGACAGGGGGTGCAGACGATGAAACGGCACGACAAGCGCACGAGAGAACAGCGCAAGGCGGACGAGGCGATGCTTTTTGCCGGTGTCTGCCTGTTGCTGACGGCGGTGCTCATCGCGGTCTCGGCGATGATGTGATGTACCGCTGCGAATGGTGCGGGCTGACCTTTGACGAGCCCGACGTCTTGCGCAGGCGCGAGAACCTTGACGGTGAGCGCGGCGTGGAGACGCAAACGATACTATGCTGCCCCTTCTGCGGGGTGGAAGACATCGAGGTAAAAAAAGATGAAGATGCAGAAGATATCGACGCGCGGGATGAGCCGCGAGGAGTGGCTTAAAGAGCGCAAGAAGAGCCTCGGCGGCAGCGACATGGGCGCCGTGCTGGGGCTGAACAAATACCGCTCGCCCTATACGGTATGGGCGGAGAAGACCGGCAGGATCGGCGAAGAGCCGGAAAACGAGGCGATGCGAATCGGGAGAGACCTTGAGGGCTACGTCGCAACTCGATTCGAGATAAAAACAGGGTTGCGTGTCCGCAAGGTGAACTACATCCTGCGTAACGATGAGGCTCCGTGCCTACATGCGAACATTGACCGTATGGTGTTACCGGCTGGTTGGCACGCGGGCCTTGAATGCAAGACCGCGAATGCGCTGAACATGAAGCGCTATGCAGTTGGCGAATTCCCCGAGAGCTATTACGCGCAGTGCGTGACATATCTCGCCGTAACGGGCTGGGAACGCTGGTTCTTGGCGGCGCTGGTGCTGGGCAAGGGCTTTTATTGCTACCAGATCACGACCGTTCCCGATGACTATGTTCCCGGATGGTGCGAGAGCAGCGTGTATGTCAGCCCCGACGAGATTGCAGCGCTGAAACGCTGCGCCGCGGACTTCTGGCACGACTACGTGGAGGCTGACAGCCCACCGCCGATGGACGGTATGGAGAGCACAACGGAGACGATCACGAGCATCTATGAGGGAGGCGGCGGTGAAGTTGAGCTGTTCGGGCGCGAGAGGCTTGTCGAGCAGTACCAGTACTTGATGAGCCGCAAGAAAGCCATCGAGAAGGGCGCGGACGCCATCAAGCAGCAGCTCATGAACGACCTTGGTGACAATGAGCGCGGATACTGCGGGCGCTTCACGGTCGACTGGAAGGGGCAGAGCCGCCAGACGTTCGACGCGAGGGCGTTTGCAAAGGATCACCCCGAAATGGATCTGAGCGGCTACTACAAAACGACAAATTTCCGCAAATTTGCGGTGAAGGAGGACAAAGAAAGATGAAGGAAGGATTGATTCAGAACGCGCAGGCGATGCAAAAAGCACCGCAGCAGAAGCAGGTATCCGTCATGGCGTTGTTGAACGATCTGCTTGACCGCGACGGCATGCGCAAGCGCTTTGACGAGTTGCTTGGCAAGCGCGCGCCGCAGTTTATTTCGTCCATCGTTTCGATGGTCAATGCAGACAAGAATTTGCAGCAAGCCTTTTATGAATCCCCGATGACGGTCATTCAGTCCGCGTTGAAAGCGGCGATGTTTGATCTCCCCATCGACCCGAGTTTGGGCTATGCCTTCATTGCGCCATTCAAGAACTACAAGAAGGATATTGGCGCAAAAAAGATGGAAGCGACATTCATTCTCGGCTGGAAAGGTATGCACCAGCTTGCACTTCGCACGGGTGCATATAAGACCATAAACGTCGTGGACGTGCGTGAGGGCGAATTGAAGAGTTACAACCGTCTGACCGAAGAGGTTGACATTGATTTCGTGGAGGACGAGGACGCGCGCGAGGCACTTCCTGTCATCGGATACGTCGGGTATTACCGTCTTATCAATGGGGCCGAAAAGACAGTTTACATGAGCGTCAAGGCCATCACCGCACATGAAAAGAAATTCCGAAAAGGTGAATATCAGGGCAAGGGCTGGCGCGATGATTGGGACGCTATGGCGCGCAAGACTGTCTACCGCGTTTTGATTGGAAAATGGGGTGTTATGTCCATCGACTACCAGACGCGCGGCGCGGGAAAACAACTCGCCGACGTGATCGCCGCAGATGCGCAGGAAGAGGAAACAATTGACGCCAACTACACCGTGGATGAGACGACCGGCGAGGTCATCGAAAGCGACGGTGACGCACAGTGAGCATGAATCGAATCTGCCTGATGGGACGCATCGGGCGTGACTTGGAGCTGAAAAAGACGAACAGCGGCGTATCCGTTGTGTCGTTCCCTCTTGCCGTTGATCGCAACGGCAAAGAGGGCGGCACGGACTGGATCGACGTTGTCGCATGGCGCGGCACGGCGGAGGTGCTCTGCAACTACGCCGATAAGGGTCGCATGATCGGCGTCGAGGGGCGCTTGCAGATGCGCGACTGGACGGACAAGAACGGCAACAAGCGCAGGAGCTACGAGGTGCAGGCTGACAGCGTGTATTTCGCGGACAACAGGCGATCGGAGGATAACAACACCGCCGCACCGCAATACGCCACAGAGCACGCCGCAGGCGGCTTTGCAGAGGTCAGCGAGGACGAATCCGAGCTACCGTTTTAAGGCGGTGACGGCATGGCGGAGAGCAAAGAATATGTCAAGCTCTGGCTGAGCTACGAGGACTATTTCCGCGAGTATGACGACGAATCAATTGGAGCTATTGTCCAGGCGATGCTCGCTTACCGGAAAAACGGAGAACAGCCGCAGTTTGAAGGCCCCGAAAGGTTTATTTGGCCCGCAATTCAGCGGGATATTGACGAGTCTATAAAAGCACAGGAAGCCGCCTCCAATGCTTACCGAGAGAACGGGAAAAAGGGCGGCAGACCGCCGAAAGCAAGCGGTTTTTCAGAAACCAAGGAAAACCAAAAAAACCAAAGCGGTTTTTCAGAAACCAAAAAAAGCCAAGGACAAGGACAAGGACAAGGACAAGGACAAGGACAAGGACAAGGACAAGGTGTTATTCCACGCGCGAAGCGCTTCACACCGCCCACACTCGCAGAGGTTCAGTCCTACGTGGCTGAACGCCAATCGCCCGTAGACCCGCAGGGGTTCATCGACTTTTACGAGTCGAAAGGGTGGATGGTCGGCAAGACCCCCATGAAAGACTGGAAAGCGGCTTGCAGAAATGCGGAGAAGTGGGAACGGTTCGCCAAGAAAGCGCCGCAAAATAAGCCGTTTGTCGGTGGCGATGTATTCGCCGAGATGTTGGAGGAGGAAAAAAACCGTGGAAAGAGCTGACGTAATTAGCCTTTTAGGGCGATTAAAACAGGCCTATCCGCAGGCCTATGCCAAGATGACCCGCGCAGAAGCCGAAGAGCTGGTTTCCCTCTGGTCGGACATGCTGGACGGGGAAGACCCCGCCGAAGCGATGGACGCAGTGAATACGCTGATCGCCGAGGATACGAGGGGATTCCCCCCGAAGGTCGGCCAAGTGCTGGCAAAGATCAGGGGCGCAGCTTCCCCGCGAGTCTCGGTAGCGTGGATGAAGCCATACATCGAGCGGATAGCCGAACAGGAGGAATTCATGCCGAGCGTATCGCGTTATGCGAGAGAACACGGGCTGACGTGGGAAGCGGCGGCTGCCAAAATGGCAGGCGGTGCGCCGTGAGCGGGTATCGAGGGGGCATTTTCAAGTGCCCGTTTTACTCGCGGGACTACCGCGACTATCTCAACTGCGAGGGTGCGCAAGTCAAGCTCCCGAAAGAAGAGCTGGACGAATATACGCGGCGCTACTGCGCCAACGAAGAATGGCGGCGCTGCCCGATCGCCCGGGCGCTGACGCTGCACTACGAAAGGACGGAGAACCGATGAGCGAAAGGAACAGAGACAAGGTAAAACGGCTTGAGCACGAGCTTGGAAGATATCAGAAAAAAGTCGGCGAGCTGATGAAAGCAAATGCGAAGCTGCGCGAGGATATGAAGGGACTGAACCAGCTGCGCATGGCGTTCGATGCTTGGATTATCCAGATCGCGCTTTCCTACGGCGAGGCAGTGAAGGACCCCGACACGGGAGAAGATATCCCACGCATGAAGGCGCTCCACCTCGAAAGGCCGAAGGTGAACCCGCTGCTTGGGCAATACGAGATTCACCAGCGCGTCGATGAGAAGAACGTGATGCATATTGCGGTCGGCCTGCGGGATGATCCGTGCGATCACAATGGCGCAAAGGAGGCAGAGGAATGAGACTGGCTATCATGGACACCAACGCGTTCAACACGATTATCGCCGCCGTAAAGGGCGCGGTATCAGCGAGCATCAGTAGGCCGATGTACAAGAATATCCGGCTGGAATTTCGCAAGAAGAACAAGGCAGTTACGGCTATCGCCACAGACGGCGTCCGGCTTTTCGTGGAGCACGCGACCTGCTGCGAGGTCGAAGAGGATTTCGATTGCTACATCAAGCCGAGTATCCGCCTGCCACGCGGCAACTCCATGCGCTTGGAGCTGAAAGAACGGGACAAGACGGAAAGCGTGGTTGAGATCGAATGTCTCGGCTGCATCTTCGGTTTTGTTCAGCCGGTTGGAGCGTTTCTGGATTGGGAAAAAGTCCTGCCCAATGAACCGACATTCCGTATCGGCGTGAATGCCGAGTATCTTCTCTCGACGTTGCAGGCGGCAAAGGCCAGCGTCGGCGGTGCCTTCAAGCAGCCTGCTATTCTGGAATTCCGTGGGCCACTTGGGCCCATTACGATCAAGACCAACCACGAGGACGTCAAAATGGTCCTGCCAGTGCGAATCAGGGAGGCCGACGATGGCGCTGACATCAGCTGACCTCGCGAGGCTGGGGCCGCAGGCGCAGAAGCAGGTGCTTGACAAACTGGTGGGCGAACAGAAGTCGAAGAAAAGCAAGTACGGCAACCGCAAGGTTGTGCGCGACGGCATCAAGTTTGATTCCGAGCGCGAGGCGGCGCGGTTCGGCGAGCTGAAAGTGCTGCGCGCGATGGGCAAGATTCGCGATTTACGGTTGCAAGCGAATTTTACGCTCGTTGAGGGATACACGACCATCGAGGGCGAGAGAATCAAGCCGATGGTCTACCGCGCGGATTTTGTTTACGAGCGAGCAACTGGGCCGGACTGCAACGGCACGGTGCATTGGCTGCGCGAGGTCGAGGACGCAAAGGGCGTGAAAACGAAAGACTATCTGCTGAAAAAGAAACTGATGCAGGACAAGTACGGCATCACGATCCGCGAGGTGTGAGATGAGCTTTGAGCACTGCCACAGCTGCCTGCCACCCGTGCGCTATCCCGGCTGCCAGGACCATTGCCCGCATTATGCGGAGGATATTGCGAAGGTCCGGGCGGCGAAGGCCGAAGAGAAGCGGCAGACGCAGGCAAAAGACGATTATTTGGGAGCGCGCCAGTTCAAAACGCGGCGTGGCCAAAAGCTGAGAAAATAAAGGGAGCGAAAAGATGAATGCAAAAGACACTGCGGAGCGGATCCGCAACCTTAGAAAAGCAAGGGGCATGAGCCAATCACAGTTTGCCGCCATGTGTGGCCTTGTGCAGGGGCAGCTTGCGAATTATGAGTATGGGCGCATTATGCCGACCATCCCGTTGTGCGAGCGCATCTGTGAGGCCGTGGGCATCCGTGTGACGGACTTCCTGAGCGAGGATAAAGCGCCGAAGGGGCCTATCCCGACCGAGCAGCGCATCGGCGAGCGCGTCAAGGCGTGGCGGCAGATGCGCGGGCTGAATCAGGAGGCCCTCGCAGAAAGGGCTGGAATAGCGGACAGCACGATCTCCTGCATTGAGCGAGGCGGACGATACGGCGCGGTATCGACGTATCTTTACATCGCCGAAGCACTGAACGTCCCGATTGAAACGCTGTTAGGGGGCGAGTGATATGAGCCGATTTGTTATGAGCAAAACGCCGTGGGAGCGCTGCCCATATCCGGGGCTGAAAGCGTTTTTGGAATCGACGAATTACAACCAGACGACGCTCGCCGCCGCAACGGGCATCAGCGCGTCGGTCATCAGTCGATATGTCAAGGGCGATATCGAGCCGACCATCCAAAAGCTGCTGGCGCTGGAAGACTTGACGGGCCTGACGTTCCGGGAGATGTTCGGGGAATGCGAGGGGAGAAGATGAAGCACCTCGGCGATATTACGAAAATCAACGGCGCGGAGATCGAGACCGTGGACGTTATCACGGGAGGCTCACCGTGTCAGGATTTGAGCATTGCAGGAAAACGCGCCGGGTTAGCCGGCGCAAGAAGCGGATTGTTCATGGAACAGATCCGCATCGTGAAGGAGATGAGAGCACATGACAAAGCGAACGGACGAACAGGTGACATGGTCCGACCTCGGTTTATGGTCTGGGAAAACGTGCCCGGAGCATTCAGCAGCAACAAAGGACAAGACTTCGCGGCAGTCCTCGAAGAGATCATCCGCATCGCAGAGCCGGAAGCCCCCGATATTGAAGTGCCTGAAAAAGGCTGGAACACCTGGGGTGGCTACCACGATGAAGTGGGAGGACGATGGAGCGTGGCTTGGCGAGTGCATGACGCGCAACACTGGGGAGTCCCCCAACGTCGCCGTCGTATCTCGGTTGTCGCAGATTTTGGAGGAGACACCGCAGGAGAAATACTCTTTGAGCGCAAAAGCGTGTCAAGGCATTTTGCGGAGAGCGGAACGGCGCGGGAAAGACTTGCCGGAAACACTAAAAGCGGTGCTTCTTATGCAGTCCGAATCAGGGGGGGGCTGTGACGGAGGAGGAAAAGGCGCTTTAGTTCAGGAGGACAAGAGCGGAACGCTCGGCACCAGCAACGACCAGACGATTTTCCAAAACTGTCTGACGCAGTGGGACTGCCAAAGCAAACGGATTTTTGGCACAGAGGGAGCATCCCCGACGCTACAAGGTGGCGTTGGCGGCGGAGTAAATAACCCGGCGATTTTCTGCATGGGAACACAGCAAGGCGGGGCCGAGGTGCGAAGCGACGACAGAGCACCTACGCTGACCGCTGCGGCCGGCATGAGCGGGAACAATCAGCCGAATAACCGCAGCACCGTCGGACCGGACAAGCCGTGTTCTGCGCTGCACACCTTCGGCGAGGTTCCGGCGGTTTGCTATCAAATGCAGGGCTTCGGGGACTACCGCGAGGGAGACGTTGCGAGCAACTGCAAGCAGCGAGATTACAAGGATAGCACCGATTTAGTGGTCAGCAGTGTTGATTGCCGCAATTTCACCGAGGGGGGCGAGATCAACGGGACGCTGCAAGCAAAAGAAAGCGTAGGGCAAAGTCTGAATTTGCAAAACACCGTCCGAACCGGAATGATTGTGCGCCGCCTCACGCCGATGGAATGCGAGCGGCTGCAAGGATTCCCAGACCACTGGACGGACATCGGCGAGTGGCGCGACAGTAAGGGCAAACTGCGCAAGCCGAGCGACAGTCCGCGCTATAAGGCGCTGGGGAATTCCATCGCCTTGCCATTTTGGGACTTCCTGGCAAAGCGTATCAGTGCGCAATATTTGCGTCCTGTTACGATGGGGAGCCTGTTCGACGGCATCGGCGGGTTCCCACTGGTATTTGAGCGGCACAACGGCAAGGGCACGGCACGCTGGGCAAGCGAGATTGAAGAGTTCCCCATTGCCGTAACAAAATTGAGATTTGGGGAGGACGCATAATGGGAAAAATCCTTGACGTGACCACGGAAGAGCAAACGAAGCTTTGGGCAGAGGCTCACGAGGGAGCAGTACATAGCTGCGAGACGTGTCGGAGCTACGCTGCACTGAGAGAGCCGTTCGTTCGCAGCGACGAGGCCGTCATCTATGGCTATTGCTTCCGTTATGGAGACAAAGACTACAACTGGGGCATGGGCAAAGGCTACCCGGTATTCACGCCGCCTGATTCCGACGTGCCATGTGACGGCTGGAAGAAACGGAAAAAGGAGGCCTGACTATGTACATCGGAGAACCATTTAGCTGGAAGCCTGCAGCCTTTGAGGGCGCGAGCGGCATCTGCGGATTTGAAAAATTGAGAACCGTACACGGTCGTATCGTCTACATCAACGAGCACCACCGTTACTTTACGGCGGAGGCGGAGGTAAACGGAATCAGGCTCAGATAGAGCTTTAAATTTTAAAAAAATCAGGAGGAATTTTTATCATGAACAACAATCAGGACTATATCGTTCGCTGCGACCGCGCAGGCGTGTTTTTCGGCAAGATCAAGGAGCGAAACGGCTCCGAGGTTACCATGACCGAGGTTCGTAAGCTGTGGAGTTGGGACGGCGCGTGTGCCGTGGAGCAGTTGGCGCAGGACGGTACAAAAGCACCGGGCAACTGCCGTTTTACCGTGACGATTCCGGAAATGACCGTGCTTGGTGCGATCCAGATCATCCCGTGCACAGACACGGCATCTGCGTCTCTTCGAGACGTAAAGGAGTGGAAGAGATGACGCTTGACGAGAAGATTAAAGCCTTTTTGCCTGTGAGCTCCGGCTCCGGCGACGGCTCCGGCTACGGCTACGGCTCCGGCGACGGCTCCGGCTACGGCGACGGCTCCGGAATTAAGAGTTTCAACCGGAAAACGGTTTATCGAATTGACGGTGTCAATACGCTGATTCGTTCCGTGCGCGGCAACACTGCGCACGGGGCAATCTTGAACGGTGATTTGACGCTTACACCGTGCTACATCGTCAAGCAGGACAACATTTTCGCGCATGGCGAAACGCTGCGCGAAGCAATGGAGGCGTTGCGAGACAAGCTTTTCGAGGATATGCCGGAAGACGAGCGTATAGATGCGTTCCTGCGAGAGACAGCCCGTGAAAAAACGTATCCGACGCAGTATTTTTACGACTGGCATCATCGCTTGACCGGATCGTGTGACATGGGGCGAAAGCAGTTTGCCCGAGACTACGGCGTCGACCTCGAGCACGGCATGATGACGCTGACGGAATTTTTGGAGCTGACAAAAGACGCTTACGGTGGCGACGTGATCCGAAAAGTGATTAGTAAGATGCAGGAGGTGGAGTGATGGAGAGATTGACAAAATATCTCGCAAGCGGCGCAGCGGATTACAATTATCCGGCAGGTTGTTACAGTGGCAATGATTGCAATGACCGTGTGGCAAAAAGCGCGTACAGACAGACGTGTGTGGAGCGTCTTGCAGCCTACGAGGAAACGGGGCTGACGCCGGAAGAGTCTAAACGAATGTCTAATATCCTGATGGATGTTGGAATTGATTATAATTGAAGTTGGGAGTATGTGAAAAACTGGCTGCTGGATGACCGTCTGCGTGAGCTGGACGAGGCCGACAAGGATGGACGCGTGGTGGTGCTGCCGTGCAAGGTGGGTTAGCGGGTGTTCGCCGAACAGGAGGGCTGACAATGGCTGAAAAAGAAATGCAGAGTGCAGATGTTTGCACCCACAAGAACAAAATAAAGACCAGCTTTGCAAAAATTTTTGTTTCAGGGACGCCTGACAGGCCGTGCTTCTCTTTTTGCCGTGAGGGAGAACCCCTTTCTTTTCTTTTATATTTCTTTTCTTTCGGGAGAGGGTGCTATATGCAGGATGTATCTATGTTGTGTGTATGTAACTATACAAGGGAGAGCACAGGAAGAGGGAGAGAAAGTTTCCACGCCCGTGGTGAGAAATAAAAGATGGCGTGTTACCGTCGGAAATAGGAAGCTCGGTTCCCCGAGCGGGGGATAAGAATGCTGTGCGATAAGGCCGAGGACGGGGGGCTTGCAGCATAAAAAAGAAAGGCGGTGGCGGCATGGCAAAAGCAGGGTGTCATCCCAAATATGCGACGGTCGAAGAAATGCAGGCCGTCATTGACCAATACTTCGAGGATTGCAAGGGCGAGCCGATCATAGGGGACGATGGTATGCCAATCCTCGACAAATTCGGGCAGCCGTTTATCATTCATCAGCGCCCACCGACGGTGACGGGGCTCGCGCTTGCGCTGGGATTTACGAGCAGGCAGGCGCTGCTGAACTATCAGGCAAAGAAAGGATTCGTTGACACGGTTACGCGCGCGAAGTCTCGCATCGAGGCTTACGCAGAGGAACGGCTCTTCGACCGAAACGGCCAGCGTGGCGCTGAATTCAGCCTGAGATACAATTTCCGCTGGGTAAATGACGAGAAGAAGGACGACAGCGGAGAGAGCGTGTGCGGTGTGGCAGAGCTTCCCGCGGTGATGCCTGTTCCGCAGGACGCGGGAGGTGATGCGAATGGCGAAGCGTAGCGTGGTATGGAAGCCGCAGCCCAAGCAAGCGCTCTTTATGAGCCGCTGGGAGGATGAGGCTCTATACGGCGGCGCGGCCGGTTAGGCGGGGGGAAATCCGATGCGTTGGTCATCGAGGCGTTGCGTCAAGTAAATATCCCGTATTACAAGGCGATCATCCTGCGAAAGACCTTCCCGCAGCTTGCCGAGCTCATTGACAAGACGCTGAACTACTATCCGCGTATCTATCCGGGCGCGCGCTACAACGGCAGCAGCCACACATGGACCTTCCCGAGCGGGGCGAAAATACTTTTCGGCTCGATGCAGTACGCAAAGGACAAGATCAAGTATCAGGGACAGGCGTATGACTTTATCGCATTCGACGAACTGACCCACTTTACGTGGGAGGAATACAGCTACCTCTTTTCCCGCAACCGACCGAACGGGCCGGGGACGCGTGTATACATCCGCAGCACGGCGAACCCCGGCGGCGTGGGGCACGGATGGGTCAAGGAACGTTTCATCACAGCAGCGCCGCCGATGAGGACCATCCGCGAGGATGCCGTCGTGCGCTTTCCAGATGGGCACGAAGAACATCGGCAGAAGAGCCGCATCTTTGTGCCGAGCACGGTATTCGACAATAAGATACTGCTCAAGAACGACGACAGCTATTTGACGCGCCTCGCGTCGATGCCGGAGGCGGAGAAGAACGCACTGCTCTACGGCGACTGGGACACATTCTCCGGGCAGGTGTTTACCGAGTGGCGCAATGACAGCGAACACTACCGCGACCGCATCCATACGCACGTCATCGCGCCGTTTCAGGTGCCGAAGGAGTGGCCAATCTGGTGCGCAATGGACTGGGGCTATTCAAGGCCGTTCGCCATCGGCTGGTTCGCGGTCGACCATGACAGGCGTCTCTACCACATCCGGGAATATTACGGCTGCACGGGCACACCGAACGAGGGCGTGAAGATGGAACCGACGGCGGTGGCCCGCGAGATGAAGCGCATTGAGGCAGAAGACCCGAACCTCAAGGGGAGGCACATCTTCCGCGTGGGCGACCCCGCCATTTGGGGCACACAGGGCACGGAGAGCATCGGCTCGCTCTTTGAGCGCGAGCGCGTCTACTTCGAGAAGGGGGATAACGCCCGCATCGACGGCAAGATGCAGATGCACAACCGATTCGCGTTTGATGAGAACGGCGTGCCGATGCTGTATATCTTCGATACGTGCAAAAATTTCATCCGCACGGTGCCAAACCTCGTTTACGACGAAAAGGACGTTGAGGACGTGAACACCGAGCAGGAGGATCATATCTACGACATGACACGCTATGTGTGCATGGAGAATCCCATTGCGGCGCGGGTAAATAAGCCGCCGAAGCCGGTCTTGTACGACCCGCTGGACATCAATACGCCGAGCTACGACAGATATGCGTGGTTCCAACACAACTGACAGGAGGGGGAGACATGGCAGGGACGAGAAAATTCCCGCAGACGCAGCAGCAGGCCGACGCGGCTGGCGCTGCTGCGATGTTGGATGCAAAGGCAGAAGCGCCGCTTGTAGGCGCATTCCGCGACAGCGACGCGGCGATGAGCAGCGGCGCAGCCATCGGCAGCAAGGAGATCGGTGACGCCGTAGAAACGCTGCAAAAGTACAAGCAGGGAAAGAGCAACTTCGAGAATCGCATCATCAGCGAGGAGCGCTGGTGGAAGCTGCGGCATTGGGAGGATATCCGACGCGGGGCGAAAGATGCGGGGGAATCGCCCGAGCCTGCGAGTGCATGGTTGTTTAACTCAATCATGAATAAGCACGCCGACGCGATGGACAATTACCCCGAGCCCGTATGCCTGCCTCGCGAGCAGAGCGACGAGGAAAGCGCGCAGACGCTCTCGTCCGTGCTGCCGGTCATCATGGAATACAACGAATTTGACAGCACATACAGCTTCGAGTGGTGGGAAAAGCTCAAACACGGTGTGGCGCTCTATGGGGTGTTTTGGGACAAGGAGAAAGACAACGGGCTCGGCGACATCGCTATCGAGGGCATTGACCCGCTGAATATCTTCTGGGAGCCGGGTATTGAGGACATCCAGAAGAGCCGCAACGTGTTTACGGTGGCGCTCGTCGACCGCGACATCATCGAGGACGAATACCCGCAGTTTGCGGATAAGCTCAGCGGCAGCAGCATTGAAACGGCGAAATACGAGTACGACGACACGGTGGACACGAGCAACAAGGTCGCCGTGATCGACTGGTATTACCGTAAGAAGACCGCAGACGGGCGAACGGTGCTGCACTACGCAAAGTTCATCGACGAGGAGCATATCATCTACGCCAGCGAAAATGACCCCGAATATGCGGATGGCGGCTTCTACGAAGATGGAGAATATCCGTTCGTGTTCGACGTGCTGTTCCCCGAAAAGGGCACACCTGCGGGATTTGGATATACAGCCATTGCAAAGGATCCGCAGCTCTACATCGACAAGCTGTGGGGCAACATCCTCGAAACTTCAATGATGGGCAGCAAGCGCCGGTATTTCGCGAGCGAAAGCCTGAACATCAACGAAGAAGAGTTCCTTGACTGGCGCAAGCCGATCATCCACGTGTCCGGCCAGATCGACGAGAGCAGGCTCCGAGAGGTAACGACGCGCCCGCTCGATTCCATCTACGCGAATATCGTGCAGATGAAGATCGACGAGATGAAGGAAACGAGCTCAAACCGCGACGTGTCCAACGGCGGCACATCCAGCGGTGCAACGGCTGCGGCGGCTATTTCTGCACTGCAGGAGGCGGGCAATAAGGCGAGCCGCGATATGATTTCGGCGTGCTACCGCGCGCAGGCGAAGATCGTGAAACTGTGCATCGAGCGCATGCGGCAGTTCTACGACGCAGCGCGCACTTTCCGCATCACGAATGAAATGCCCTACGAGTATGCGCAGATCGGCGTGAACGAGCTTGGCGATCAGGTGACGGGCGTGGACAGCCTCGGCAATGACCTGTTCCGCAGACCGGTCTTTGACATCAAGATCAAGGCACAGAAGAAGAACCCATTCTCCCGCGCAGAACAGAACGAGCGGGCGAAAGAGCTGTATTCGCTGGGATTCTTCTCCCCGGACAGGGCACAGGAAAGCATGATTGCGCTCGACATGATGGACTTTGAAGGAATCGACAAGATCAAAAGCCAGGTCAACGAGGGCGCGACGCTCTACAACGTCGTGCAGCAGCAGAGTGATCAGCTGCAAAAGGCGCTCGCGGTTATCCAGCAGCTTACGGGACAGGACATGGGCATCGGAATGGCGGGCGGCACGCAGAGCAGCGGCTCGACACGCAAGAGCGGCAGCAGCGGCGGCGGAATTGAGAGCAAGAACGCCGACGCACAGAGCGCGCAGACACCGTACATGCAGCAGCTCGCCGAACAGTCTAAGCCGAACATGGACACGGGCAGCAGCGCGGCGATGCCGGGGGTGTAAGTGCATGACGATGGTTCACATCGAGCACGAAATTGGTCGCTACATGATCCTGTGCGAAGGACATTCGGCGGACGAGAAATGCTGCAATTACATCACGGGTGTGATGTATGCCTTCGGCGGCTATGTGAAGAACATGGAAGCTGAGGGAGAGTGCGAGGTCTATGGCTTCGAGATAGACGATGGTGCGCCGCGCTTCCTCATCCACTGCGGCGGCGACGAGCGCATCGAGGCGGCATTCATCGCCGCGTGCATCGGGCTCAAGCAGCTGGAAGACCCGAGGCCGGACGCGATCTGCGTGCACGTCAAAGAGAATTAAAAAATTTTTCTCGCCCGTGGTGAGACGGAGGAAGCCGCATGTTACGCTTTAGGCGTGCGAGTGGCTTCCTCCTATTCATACGCCCGCGAGGGAGGGGCGGCGTTTTTCTTCATCTTTTCGCCGCTCTCCCCTCCCCTGCGGATGATGGGAAGCGCTGCACGGCCTACACGGAGGGCCGAATATCCGCGATTTGACAAGCAGGAGGGATACCATGAACCTCAAAACTACGCTTCGCGTGATCCTGAGTCTCTTTGATGGCGGCGCTGCCGCTGCGGGGGCCGCTGCCGGTGCATCGGGCGGCGCTGAGGGAGGCGCGAGCGCACAGGGCGAGACCACGAATGCAAGCTCTTCTCCCACCCGGAAGGGCAAAACGGGCGAATACGCCAACGTCGTGTTCGGCAAGCAGGAGACACCTGACGATACGGGGACCTCTTCTGGCGAGCCGAAGGGCGAGGGCGCGAAGATGCAGCAGCACGACGCCGGGGCTGCGGAAAAAGGCAGGGAAGACCTGAAAAAGGAGTTCCTTGACCTCGTAAACGGCAAATACAAGGACGTCTATACCGCGGAGACGCAGCGCATCATCAACCGCAGATTCGGCGAAGAGAAGGCCAAAGACCAGAAGATCGCAGATTCGCAGCCCATTATCGACACACTGATGCGCCATTATGGCGTGTCGGACGGCGATATGAGTAAGCTGCGTGCGGCTTTTGAGGGCGATGCGGCGCTCAACAGCGTGCTCTACAATGCGGAAGCGGAGAGCATGGGCATGAGCGTGGAACAGTACCGCGAGTATGCGCGGATGCAGCAGGAAAACGAAGCGCTCAAACGCCAGGAAGAAGACAGGCAGCGCCAGCAGAAAGCCGACGAGACTTATAACGACTGGATCCGTCAGGCGAGCGAGCTGGTCGGCACGGCGGACGCACCGGGCGAGTACCCTGACTTCGACCTCAAGCGCGAAGTCGCGGAGAATCCGCGTTTCATTGCGATGCTGCGTGCTGGCGTTCCTGTAAAAGACGCTTACGAGGTATCCCATTTAGGCGACATTCAGGCTCGTAGCGCGGCGAAAGCTGCGGCGGAGATGGAAAAGCGCGTGATGGACAATGTCCGCGCGAAAGGAATGCGCCCGAACGAGAATGGAACCACTTCCCAGCCGGGGGTCATTGTCAAGAGTGACCCGAGCAAATTCACGAAGGCCGACCGCGCAGAGATCGCAAGGCGCGTTCGGCGCGGCGAGCGCATCGTATTCTGATGCCCGCCTAATTTACCGACTGTAAGAAGGGAGACAAAACTCTATGAAGAAGTTCAAAGACATTTTCATTCTGCCCGTTATTCTGAGCCTGTTTGAGGGCCAGACGAACGTGACGACCGATGCCGGTCTCTCGGGCGAGATGAAGACCTACTACTGCGACACCCTGATCGACAACGCCGAACCCGAGCTGGTGCATGACCGCTTCGCGCAGAAGCGCAACATCCCCAAGGGCAAGGGCAAGGAAATCGAGTTCCGTAAGTATGATCCGCTGCCCAAGGCCTTGACGCCCATCACCGAAGGCGTGACGCCCAAGGGACGTAAGCTGTCCATGACCACGCTGACCGCGCAGGTCGACCAGTACGGCGATTTCGTCGAGATTTCCGATATCCTCGACCTGACCGCCATCGACAACAACCTGCAGGAAGCGACGGTGCTGCTCGGCTCTCAGGCGGGCCGCACGCTCGACACCATCACCCGCGAGGTCATCAACGGCGGCTCCAACGTCCAGTACGGCGAAGGTCAGGTGACGGGCCGTCATCTGCTCGTTGGCGGCGAGGCCGCGGGCAACCACTATTTCACGGTGCGCGCCGTCCGCAAGGCGGTTCGCTTCCTGAAAACCATGAACGCCCCGCGCTATGAGGGTTCTTACTGGGCCATCATTCACCCTGACTGTTCCTACGACATTCAGGATGACCCTGATTGGAAGCGCCCGCACGAGTACAAGGACACCAGCAACATCTACGACGACGAGATCGGCAAGATCGCGGGCGTCCGCTTTATCGAGACGACCGAAGCGAAGGTGTTCCACGCGGATGACCTGACTGAGGGCGCACGCGACCTGACCGTCAAGAGCGCATCCAGCAAGGTCTTGACCGTAAACGAGGCCATCACTACTGCTGACGCCGCAAAGTTGGCTGGCCGTGAGGTCGTCATCGGTGGTGCACTTCTTGAGATCGAGAGTGCCACGGCCGCGGGTGCTGGCAGCGCGACGATCACGTTGAAAGAAGCGCCTGCTGCCACCCCGACGGCGTCGACCACCATCTATCCGGGCGAAGCCGGTGCGAAGGGCCGCAACGTCTACTCCACCCTCATCATGGGCGCGGAGGCTTACGGCACGACCGAGCTGACCGGCGGTGGTCTTGAGCACATCGTCAAGCCGCTCGGCTCTGCCGGTACGGCTGACCCGCTGAACCAGCGTGCAACCGTCGGCTGGAAAGCAACCAAGGTCGCCGAACGTCTGGTTGAGGCGTATATGATTCGCGTGGAAACGACTTCCACGTTCGATGAGACCCCGCTGACCTAACCACCAAGGGGGCAGCTGTGAACGCCGCCCCCGCCACTGAAACGGAGGAAAGACCGATGAGCGAAGCAAAGAACGCCGTTGCGGCTGTGAACGCCGATCGCGCGGGCGAGGAGTACGTCAGCGTCCGCCTGTTCAAGGACAGCGGCAAGTACAAGGATGACCTGCTGGTGTGCGTGAACGGCGAAAGCTGCCTGATCCAGCGCGGCGTGACCGTGCAGGTCAAAAGAAAGTTCCTGTGGGCCATCCAGAACCAGATGAGACAGGACGCCTCGACCGCGAATCTCATCCAGACGATGAGCAGCGACTACGTTGAGAGTGCGAAAGCCCACAACGCGTAAGCGAATAAGACCGCGAGACACGAAAAATGAGTTGCGACACGGCGCAGCAAGGGACGAAAAAGTCGCTCTTGCTGCGCCGTTTTCCATAAGAGAGGTGACAACATGGTTATTGAAAATGCTTACGCGCTCGAAGAGATCAAGCTCGGGCGCAGGGGTGAGAATCAGGCACGCAAGGTCGTCTTTGACGTGCTGGGAAAGTGGCGCGAGGGCTATGGCGATGGCGTGGCGAGCCTGATCGTGCAGCGAAACGGCGATGCGCAGCCGTATCCCGTGACGGTGACGGAAGATAACGGCGCGCTCGTGTGGCTGGTATCGAGCGTTGATACGGCGGTGGCCGGTGAGGGCGCGGCAGAGCTGCGCTATACCGTGGGCGATACTATCGTAAAGAGCCAGATATACAAGACGCGCGTGCGCGAAACGCTGGAAGACAGCGGCGAAACACCGCCTCCGGGCTACCAAAGCTGGGTCGATGAGGTTTTGCAGGCGGCGGCGGATGCGGAGACGGCGGTTTCCAAGATGCCATACGTCGACGAGACCACGGGCAACTGGTTCAAGTGGGACGCCGCGGCGGGCGCTTTTGCCGACACGGGCGTTGCCGCGACCGGGCCGCAG